CAGCTTACTACCTGCCGCCTGTCATACCGGTCGAACTCACGGCTGAAGAGATTCGGCGTTGGATTGAGAGGTACCCGATGGAGCGCCGCGAGGACCTGTTTTCGGCCTGGATGACGCTTACCGACAAGCCACTCTGCGTGCGCGACATGACTAAGCGTGGCATCATTAAGTTAGAGAAGGGCAACCCCAATGACGACCGTTATGACGGCGTCACCCCACGCGGAGTCTACGCCTGCACAGACCGCGCGCTAATTTGCCACGGCCCCGTCTTCGCGCGGGTTGCCGAACAATGGCGAGCCCGGTTCAGTCCGGGGGCAATGGGACCAGGCCACGACGGCAGCATATGGGCCCTGGATCACCCCGTTATTTGGGGCACTGGCTGCACAGGTTTACAGTTGGGACGTTGGTGGGATCACATACGAGACCTCCACCCCGACTGGGTCGTTCTGATTTATGACATGAATAAGGCGGAAGCCCATAGAAGCCCGGAAAGCATGACGGCGTGGCGCAAGGTGTCGTCGACATTTTGCCGCGACCCCGACTACCAAGCCTGGATTAGGCTTCGGGAAACCATGCGCATCACCTTCGGGCCGCAGAAGGTCAAAGCAAAGACTTACTGCAAGATGGGCTCCGGCGACGCCGACACTAGCGTTTGTACGTTTGTCGACAACATCGCCATGGTCGCCTTGTCGTTCGGGGAACCCATACCAGATGGGGTTCCGGCGCCGCTGCTCGGCGCCGACGATCTCCGGGTCGCACTTTCGACGCACACCGCCAACCGCGCCCGTGAGCTGCGTAACCAGCTACGCGGTGCGCCGCAGAATTGGCGGTACGCCGCCGTCGCCAATGGCGACGACGGCAACGTCATCGGCCCGAAGGACCTGTTGTCCGTCACCAGGTGGGAGGAGGGGGCGTTGTCGCTCGGCTTCAAGACCACACACCGCGTCGGCGAGTGGTGGGAGTCTGAGTTCTGCCGCAACCGCCCTTGGCCATCCACCCGCGGCACGTATTTTTCAGTCATGATCGGGCGCGTTCTGGCGCGCCTTGGCTGGTACGTGAACACCACCCATGAGTGGTCTCCCCTCGCGGTGGCCCTCGGCATGAGAGAGCACACACAGCATGTGCCGTTCGTGCGCGTTCTTATTTCACGCATGATTGCCGTGTCGCAGGGCCCGCTGCCAGCGGCCGCACCGACTCGAG